GGCAGCGTTTACGGCGCTTTCCAGAGTGCTATCAAGTCCAAGCGATTCAAGTAATGGCGACCACTCCGGACTATCTATTTCTGCAGTAAGTAAGGCGTTCAGCGTCTTCCGGAAATCGGCTTTCTTCCTACGTACTTCACCAGATGCTTTTCCTCCGCGTTGGCCATATTCTCGGGCTTCGCTCGGGGTTAAACGCTTTAAGTTTTCCTCATTTGCCAACCACCTCACCTTCCAATCTGATCTGGTCTATTTTCGGACATAGAAAAAGAGATAGCTCCCGGCTACCTCAAGTTATCATTTTCGTGGCGGATGTTCAACGGATCCCGCCACTGACCCGGCCACCTAACGCAAGGTGGATTTGTTTTCCCGGCTTGTCGGCGCCAGGCTGGCCGTATCCGATCTCGTTACTCCTCGTATAGTAAGGGAACTACTGTCTGGATAATAAAAGACCCCGGGCCCGAAGGACACCGAAGTACGTTCCTGATTTTATCCCCCTCGCAACGCAAAACGCCCTGCATCTGCAAGGCGCTCTGTATGTTCGGGGAGGATACTCGGCAAGATCTACACTTACCTATCTTTCATTATACCTGTGATTTTTGTGATTTGTGTGAATCTTTCAAATAACCGTCAATTTTTTTACTTATCCCGCTGCGGTCAAGGTGCAGCTTCCGGCCGATCTTCCCCTGGCTCATGCCGTCGATGTAGCGGTACGTAAAGATTAACTGAATTGTGGGATCTTCTATACCGGCAATAAACTCCTGTACCACGAGTCGCTTCTCCTCTGCTACTACCTTCTTCTTTCCAAGCCTGATTTTTAGATTCTCAATCCGCTGCCGCTTTTCCTCGTCGGTACGGATGTTATAGCCCGAAACATGAAAAGCCATCGGCTGGTACGGAAAATCCGGGTTACTCCCTTTTACGGCCCCAAACTCATACTTGGCAGCTTGGGCCTCTAGCTTCTGAATCTGGTCTTCCAGCGACATGATCTGATCCCCAAGTCGCTTATAGTCTTCCAGCGTTTTTTTATCTATTGGTACCACCTCCATTCTAAAACAAAAAAAACTATCAACATTCAATTATCAAGGTTCTTGTCTTTCTTTATTATTTCTTGCCAATATTGTAAGATTGCCGTAAGTTACTTCTAAGTTTCCCTTTACTTTTTCGCGATATGATGGAGACATACCAAAACAAACGAAAAGAGGTACATCGATATGAAAAAGATAATTATTACTATTCCCATCGCATTCATTGGAATTATTCTATATCATAAGTTCAAGTCTGAAAAAGTAGGCTCTTAACCTTATCCAAATTAAGATAATTCTACGGCGTGGCTTCGGTCACGCTTTTTATTGTCCTCCTTTAGATCCATACTGCCCGGCTTTCACTCATTGTCAATCTCGCTGTCATATTTGCTTTGAGTGATATCATCCAAAATGATGCGCTCTCCGATATCATCAAAAGCACAAGGTCGTGCCTCCATTGCCCCATCGACATTTCTCGCAATGTTCAAATAGTTTACTCGCCCATTGCCCTTGTACTTTTGCAGGTTCATAAGTTGTTCCCCAAGCCCTGACCTCATTTGCTGTTCCCAACGCTCCGGATGGGTCTGACGAAGTACGGACATATGATTATCCTTAAACGCAATGTCCGTGCAACACCCGACACACCCATTACGCTTAATATTACAAATCTTACCTTTGCTGTTGGTATAGGTGAGATCATACAGCGGGGCATACGGAACGTCGTACTTGCGTATGTACTCCCAGATATCTTCATCCCGCCAGATTCCAAGGGGAGAGACATGATAAAATTCCGGGGCATGCGGCCTGTGACTTGCAAATATATAACCCCTCGTAGCAAAAGACAGCAACCGGCTATGACTTTCTGCCGCCATGAGCCCCTTCATGATCACATCCACACCAAGCTCTGCCTGCTTCTTTTCTGATGGTTCTTTCTTCAAGATCGAACAGCAATGATTAGACGTTTTTACCTGGCGAATCAGGTCGTAATACTCCAGTGTCTCCTGCTTCTCCGATTCCGAATTTGAAAATTTTAGAAAGCAATCAATATTTATCCTTCTTGCAGTTAATTTTGATGCAGCCTTTCCTAAGATCGGATATCCGTACTGATCCACGCACCAGTTAAAAGATTTCATTGTACCCTGTTTCCAGACAAGGCCCCTGTTTCGGAAGTCCTCCCACATGTCCGGCGTTGCTTTCTTCTCCAGGGACAAGGTTGATTTTAGTTTTCCATCAGCTTTCAGGACTTCATGAATTTGGCCTTCACTAATCAGCCACTCCAGAACCTCTTTTTGTGCTTCATACTTTAATCCGTCTTCTGCTAATCTATCGGGAAGGACCTCGTGAAATCGTACATTTTCATCGCCCCATTCTGCTCCCAACCTTTTAGCAAACTTCAAACTTTCCGGAAATTCAACTGTTGTGTTCCCGAAAATTACATGGTACTTAGCATCCGGGAAATAAGTCCTGATCAAATGCCATAAAACAGTCGAATCCTTTCCGCCGCTGAATGCAACACTAACTGCACTTTTGGATAATTCAAATCCTTGTCTGATTGCTTCTACTGCCTTGCCTATCTTGTAATCCAGCGGCTTCTTCTGCTCCGCCATAACCTCTTTAAATGTGTATACCGTACTCATATTTTTTTGAAAGGAGCCAGGATATCCTGTTACGGTGGCCACCGCTCCGGCCTCCCTTCTTTTTATGTTAATTCTTATTTAATCCCCGATTATGAGGATCCAACTCATATACCATTTTAATCCTGCAATAATTGCAGTACGTTGCTGTCACCTGCTGTATTTACGCTTTCGTTCGCCCATCTTTAGATGAATATCAGCAATAGCGATCCCGGTTTTCGTGAGATCCGCATCATCTTGTATCAACCCATGCTTATTCATGACTGCCAGTTCCTTCCGGGATACAAGAACTAAATTACCTATATCAAAATTACGCTTGTTTCCATCTGCAAAGATTACTACGTGCCCCTTTGGCACAGACCCGTTTACGCCTTCCCAGACAATCAGGTGCTTTGTCTTCCACTTTTTGGGATCAGCAATTTTAACATCAATATACCCCTCCCCATTAACCCGTTCCGTCCCAACTGGCTTATAGTTCCATGGCCTATGGCCTTTCTCAAACTGGGTGGGCTCCCAGCCGCCTATATGTTTCCCTTTGTTTGCCGGTACATGCCCTGGCTTAAAACGCCCATCGTTACCTGTCTTTAACTTGTTGTTTTTGATAAAAGCTGTTATCTGGTTACAGCCAAGGCATAAACCGAAATACCCGTTAAATAGGTCTGTTAATTCCTTCCGGCTGCGGCCGGAGACATTCGCCTTTATAAACGCCTTCTGTTCCTCCGTATACTTGTGCATGCCTTATCCCTCAAGCATCTCTGGGGGCTTGAATGACGCTGCGCTTAGGTAATCGCTTTTTGCTACCTCCGCTTTTAGTGCAAGATTGCCATTTGCAATCACCTGGGAAGCCACAGCGGTAATGGCCTTTGCCCGGTTTAATTCTTCGTTTAGCTTTTCCCCGCTAAGATCCTCGTCTCCAAGTCTCTCCAACTGTGCAAATAAATGATTATTCAAATCGGTAAGTTTATTTTTCATTCTGTCTCCTCCTTAATTGCCCTGAACTTTGCGCCTCCTTGTTTTTCCGCTGCAAGTCCTTCAGGTGGTCGATCATTGCACTTTTATTGGTTTCACATTCTTTGAAGTGCCTTCCCTCGCGCAGCAGATAATATTCCTCCTTACCCCAGCCGTCATGAAATCGATCTTCGTATGATTTACTTATTGCCTGATAATCAAACAAACTTGTAAAATAAACCCTAACAACAAAACTGTTCCCATCTTCCAAGTCATACCGGTAATATCGTTCCTCTGTTTCCTCTGTCTCGATCCAGAGCGGCCATTTTTCGTATGTGTCAATAAATTCTTTTCTCTGGTCATTATTTTTTAAGATCGGCAGTACCGGCAAGTCCGGCTCTACTTCTTCCGATCCAGTTTCTGGAACATCCTTTGGTACCCACATATTTCCCATAGTACAGAATTCCTCTACTGATTCCGGGGCATTGCAACATCCCTTTTCACCATATCCACAGGTATCGCAGGGTAGTTCTTCCCACCACTCCGATTCTTGCGACGTCGCAACTTCCTCCGGGCAAGGCCCCTCTACACATGGCTGCTTTACTTCTGCGTCGGAAAGCACCTGACAATATCCATTTATGTTATTTTCGCATACCACTCTTTCCGGCTCTGTCTGCTGCGTTTCTGCAGCAGTCTGCGCCTGTCGAGTTTGCCAATACCCCCTATTCCACTCCAATTCCGATTCTAGCCGATCGATTGAAACGGAGAAGCAAGGTTTTTCTTCGTCACAAAATATAAAACGCTCATCCATCCGGTAAGCATTGCCACCCCAGTGATTGTTAATGCTATTGACCGTGTGAAGATCCTCTCCGCTCTCAAACAAGGCCATGAAGAACCCTCTTACCATCTCCGAGCGCATCCACCCATAAGCGCCATCTATACCCTTCTGTTCCAGTGTAAAATGATCAATTTCGGGTTCCGCATCCGGCAGTACTTCCCCGATTTCAAATTCAATGCTAATAGGATCAGGTGCCGGCGTAATCTCTGGTTCCGAATTCTCTACATAATAAAATTCAATTTCATGTTCCGCCGGTTCCTCTGCTTGTGGCTCCGGTGCTGGCTCCCGGAGATCTGCTTTGATCTCCCGTACCTCTTTGACCGTCATATCCGGCGTGACCAGCTGGCGTTCCTCCGGCTCCATCGTCAACATCTCAATCAGCAATGACTTACTGTATCCCTTGTAATCGTCCGCCAGCAGCGGGCTATATCCTTCGCGGGAAAATTCCTTATTGACGTTAATTGCCCGAGACACTGCAGATACTTCCATGCCAAACTGTTCCTTTGCCATATCTTCTACTGTCTGGTATCCGTCCTCCAGATACATGGCGTTGTCCCGGATATGGCGTAGATAGAAGCCGATGGCTATGTACTCCCGCTCTATCGTCGCCTTGCTGGTTGCTATGCTTATTTTTGCATCCTCGTAACTGGTATTAATCCACCACGCTGCTGTCTCCTTGATTTGGGTATTCTCCACACACATCCTGCTTATCCTCCATCTTCAATAATGCCATGGCCTTCGCCTGTATCCGATTTCGTTCTTCCCGGATAGCTATTGGGATCCGGTTTTCATTTGCCTGCCGATCAGTCAGCTGGTTATAGATCATTCTAAAATTTGCCCGGTCGGTCTCCTGATTCTCCGACATACAAAGATTTTGATATCCCAGGCGCTGTACACAAGTTCTGGTTAATTCATCCAGGGATTCCATTGCTTCGACTTCCCGGTAAGATCCGTACCGCCGGATCGAATTTAAAACACTTCCCCAGGCTTCTCCCCAGTCAATAATCGGGGGGTATAACATCTGAGCAGCC